AGGCGCACCACGCGCGCATAGTTGCCCGCCGGCGTGGCAGTGAGCTGGAAATCGACCTCCAGCCGCCACTCGGTCTGGGTGCCACCGCTGAACGTAGGTGTCTTGAACTGGCCATAGCCCGCACCGGCAGTCCCATCGCACAGCAGATAGGTCGAGGCTCCCTCCGGTGGATAGTGCGCCCCTGACGTACCTGGATAGATCACACCAGGCGCCACGGCCACCACCGCATTGCCGGTCATGCCCGGCAATCCGTAGGGATCGTAGCCGCGGCCGTAACCTGGTTGCGGGCTCGCCTGAGCGATGAATCCGGCCTGCTTGGGCACGTAGTGCGCACCCTGCCAGAAGCCCACCGTGTTCTTGATGCCAGCGCTGGCGTCGATCGGCGTCCGGGTCTCGTTGACCTTGCCCACGCCGCTGGAGCCACTCAGCATGCGCTGGTTGCCATCGGACGTGCTGTACGTGTAGTCCATGTCCTCCCCGGCCGCGAGGCCGGCGACGACGCTCTCCGCGCTTCCTGTGACGCCAGAGGTCAGCCGGAAGTACCACTCGATCCCCACTTCGTCCACATTGGGCTGGGTCCAGATCGCATCCAGTCGAAATGCCGTACCCACCCCGTACTCTGTGTAGTTGGCTGCATACGCGATCCGGCAGCTCGGGAAGGCCGCTTTGACATCCGCCGCGATCTGCGCACAGGACGCGACCCACAACGCCCACTGCGCGTCCGTGGATGACTTTTCCAACTCACTGAACTCCGACGCCAGATACCACCACGCCGGCGCAATGCCGTTGGCGCGGAACAGCGCGATGTAACGGGCATGCATGGCCTTGTAGCTGTCCAGCCATGCCGAGAACAACGCGGTGGTGGACCAATGGAAGAATCCACGCCAGACCAACGCCTGCGACTCAGACAGCCCGCCCTGGTTGACGCGCCCGAGGACGATCGGCACGAAGCCTACTTCGTAGCCGCGATCCAGCAGGTACTTCATGCCGCGCACCTGCGCGCCGTCGTCCTGCGTGCCACCGGCATGCCCTTGCAGCTGTAGCGCGGTGGAAGCCGTGACGCCGTTGACGCTCCATTGCCCCGCGCTTGAGAGCTTGCTAGCGATGTCGGAATTGATGGCCGGCTGCACGATGCCAGGATCTGCGCCACTGATGTTGCCGCACACCGAAAACCACTGGGTCCACACGCACACGGTGCGCACGCCGACCAGCCGCGACAGATCATCGCGCACCATGTGCTTGAAGTTCGCCTGTGCGTTGGCCAGCGTCACGCTATTGACCACTTCATCAAGCACTGTGTTGAAACCTCGGCCCGAGCTTGAGACCTGCACGGTCGTGTCCAAGTCAAACTCGTTGAAGGGCGTCAACATGATTGCGTCGGCATGCGCCACGGCAGATCCGATATCCGCTGTCACGCCAGTACCGTCGATCAATTCGCGGCTCGGGTAGCGCGCTACTTCGATGCCGACAGTTCCGGCCTTACGATAGAGTCCGAGATACGTGCCGACATCAAGGGTCACGAAGAAATACTGACCGCCCTCCACAGCAGCTACGCCTGCCGCCACGCTCTCGTAAATGGCCACACCGGCGCTGCCGCTACGTTCCACCAAGCTGGCAAGCGACGGCACGGTGATTGTGTCGCCATCTGGCACCGTCATTGTGACCGTCGGCTGATCGCTCGTGAAAAATGCGACCTGCTCATCGGTGAAGACGTTGTATTTCTGGACCAACGCGACGACCTGGTTTGCCAGTTCGGCATTGCTGAGATAGCCGGGAGTTGCCATTACGTGTCCTTAGCGTGCGCCGCGAATGCGCCCGTTGATGTTGGTGAGGCTGATCGCCTGACCATTGATCTGCGTGATGACGAAACGAAAGCTGTTCGGAACATTCGTCCAGTCGTCCAGGAACATAAAGGCCATCGACGCGTTGGTAAATTTGAAGATGGCGTACTCGCGGGTCGTGATGTTCCACCACTCGCTCGCGTTGTTCGGGTTCTGACGCTGCAGCGTCACCGTGCAGCTGGTAGCGTCCTGGCCGTCGCCGGTCTTCAACTGCAGGGCCAGCACTAGCTCAGGCCGATGCGACTGCGTGGCGTTGAGCGGAGACGGCAGCGTGAAGACTGGGGTGATGCCGCCATTGCTGATCGATCCCGACCAGTTGACCGCGATGCCTGCCTCAAACGAGCCGGTGATGCTGCGAGCCGAGACATCGCCGCGCACTTCCACATCGCCGCCGAACTGCGCCGTACCGTCCTTGCCAATGCGCCAGCCACGGTAAATGCCGTTGGCGCCATCCCAGAGGTAGTTGAGGGACTTGATCTCCTCGCCGATCTTCGCATTGGTGATTGTGCCGTCGCGAATCATTGCGGCGTTGAAGTAGGCCACACCGCCGACGAGCTCAAACGGGTAGAAGTACTGCCCGTTTACCGTCTGATTCAGCAGTACCAGCCGGTCGGCCAGCATGACGATTTCGCTCTGCGCCACTCCGCCACTGCCGTCCACACCGACACCGATGCCAGCCAAGTATGCCCTGCCGTTGATCGTCGTCTGGACCTTCACGTTGTGGTAGGCCGAGAGCGTACCGTTGATGTTCGTAATCGCCTCTGAGGTTTGCTGCACCGTGGCCTGCAGATCGCCTGTCGCCGCAGCGACTTGCTGCTGCACCAGCGCATTCGCGCCCTCTTCAGTAACGGAGGTCTCCTGCAACTGGGAGATGTAGGCGCGGTTTTGCACCTCACGCCCGTTGATCTTCGAGATGTTGATCTCCTGCTGGATGATCGACTCGGCCTGCTCGTCCACCTGCTCGATTGTCTCAATCAAGCGCTGTTCATTGATCGTCAGCTTCTGGATGACCTGGACCAGTTCTTGCCCGAGATTGTTGGTCAATGCCTTCTGCACCGTCAGCATTGTGTTCGAGAGGTTGCCGCTGGTGTTCATTGCGCGAATAGCAAACGTCCAGCTGCCCGCCTCCGGCAAGGTCGATTCGAACGCTGAGGCGTGGGCTCCATCGGTGTCACCCAGCGGGGTCATTGCGGACCAATTCGGGTTGGCGACGCTGCCTGCGATGTAACGGATCTGCACGCCGGTATAGTCCGGCGAGCGAATCGTGTTCGCGTCGAACCCCCAGGAATACCTGCGGATGCCACCGCCGAGCTCATCGATCGTGAACGTATCTACGTTCACGGGGGCAGAACCGGCGCCGGTGGTCGTGTACGTGCCGCTAACCGATACACCCGGGAATCCCTCCGGGTTAAACGGCCGCACGACGATTGCGTAAGTTCCCGCGCCAGGAATACGCCATCGTGCGGTACGCGTGATCGTCTCGGCCACCATCTCCAGCTCGGAGTTCCCGTCCAGATCGGACATGACGATGGTCCGGCCTACTGGCCCGGTTATATCGAACGTGGCCACCAGCTCGGTGTACACCGTGTCGCCCTGCACCACCTGCGACTCGCTCACCTTGAGATTGCTGGCAACTGGCCGCGTACGCAGCAGGGATTGATTCGGCGGCGGCGCATATTGCCCTGTCTTTACGTAGGCCCAAAACTCTGGCGGCTCAGCCACCACAGATACGCTTGCCCCCTTTAAATCACTTTCAGGCTGGATCCCAACCACACGAACCCGATAACCCGGTGTCTGCTTGAAGTCGTAGATCCAGATCGTGTCGTGCGCCGGATTGAGCGCATTATCGCCTGGTAGCGCCGCATCATTGGGCCAGGCTTCCTTCAGAGCGATCGTCCTCGTCTCACCACCGAACGGCTGGATACCAAACACGCGGTAGACCTGCTCGCCCGGTATCCGAAGGCCGATGAATGCGTTGTCGGCTGGCGGTGCGGGCACGCTCTCATCTAGGGTCAGCGTTACCGTGCCGCCAACCTGCACGGCGGCCTGCACACGCCCACCGTACCCCCATTGCGTCATATCGTGCTGAAGAGCTAGCGGCGTGAGCCTTCGATAGCTCAGATGCTCCAGATCTGTGCTGTAGCTGATGTCCTTGTATTGGTAAAGCGATTGAGCAAGGTGATAGCGCGCAAGCTCAGCTGCATGATTCTGTCGCGTTACGCCTTCGCCTGTCAGACGCGCGGGATTGAGCATCGTGGTCACACCGGGTGCCTGCACCCTTACAGGCAATGGCTCCCACGTTTCGCTATCGTAGTACGTGTACTCGATGCCATCAGCGGCATTGACCAGCGTGTAATCGACCTGAAACTGCCCTTTCCGGATCGTCGCCATGTTGACGACGCCGCCAAGCGGCTGCTCGTCCGCAGCCCAAACTACGCTCAACTTGCCACCGGCCCATGTCACTTGCCCCATGCCAACGAGCGCCAGGGCGTTGACCATCTCATCGTGACTGCGTGGATCCTTGATGCAGTAGTCGTATGTGTAGCCGTTGGCAGCGCAGTGCAGGGTAAAGGCCTGCAACGCCGGCAAGTCGATCATGTCGTCGTTCAGGCCGATGCCGGCGATACGCTTGCCGGTTGGGTCGGTCAGGCCTCGGGCGTAACGCAGGATCTGCGCGCCGGGGTTGGATGTTTCCTGCTGCACCCACGTCGATCCGTTCCACACCTCGGTCGGCTTGGTATGGACGACGCATCGAATCTCATCTGGCGCGCCGTTGAGCTGACCGGTAGCTTTCATGCGGATGCCGATGCGCGGGATGCCTCGGTATTGCGTATCGTCGGCCTGGACGCTGCTCAGCGTGCTCCATTGGAATTCATTGCGTTGCGTGTTGGAACCGGAGTAGTTGCCCTGCCCCAGGATTCGGGCG